ACTATTCTGATAAACAACTCAAAGAGATTGATAAGTGGATTAGATGGGTAGGAGAAAGAGATGAGATAGATGTTAGAATAGGATTAAAACAGTATATTAAGAAGTATGGTCCTACAAAAGGTTTTGGATATCAAGAAGAAGCATGTCAAGGTAAAGTGCAAGGTTTACTTACACATACTAATGTTAGAAATGATAAAATGGATTGCTATCCACATCCAGGATTAGTAGATTTAATAATGAGTTTATAGTATGGCATTAGTTAAGAAAGTAGATTTAAAATTAAAAGTTGGTATGGATAAATGTATCATGTACCAAATTTTATCTTATTGTTTTTTCAAAGAAATAATTATAAGTAATTCTGATCTTAAATTTTTGATGGAACTTTCTAAAAGAAATGGTATAGAATTAACTAAGTTTTGTATAGAACTAGTTAGTAAAGATATCTTTAAGAGTCCACAATCAGCACGTAATGCAATTACAAAAGCTGCTAAGAAAGGATTAGTTATAAAAAATGGTACAAATAAAAAGACTATTTCTATCAATTCAGATATTAATGTACAAGTGGAAGGGTTAGTATTACTAGATTATAAAATATTAGGTAATGAATCCCAAGAAGCATAAGGTATTTAAAGAAGGTATAGCTGAAGAGGTAGGTGTACATCAATCTGTTGTAGATGATTTTATTTCTTTTTATTATGCAAAGCTTAGAAATAAGTTATCTAATTTAGAATATCCTAGAGTTCAAGTAGATGGTCTAGGAACATTTGTTTTAAGGAAATCTAAATTAGATAAAGCTATTAAAAAAAATAAAAGTATGTTAGGTAACATTGCTAAAAGAACATATAATGGTTTTGCTAAAAGTGAAGATATAAACCGTAATATACAGCAAATGGAAAAAGCCATGCTAGAGATAGAAAATAATATAAAAGCTAAAAAGGAGTTTAAGAAAAATAAAAATGGCAAGTAAAATAAAACAACTACTAGGAGCATTTAAAAATCTTGATCAGATTGCAGAAGGATTATCAAACAATGTCTTTAAAAAAGAACATGTTGAAGCTGTTGCAACAGATAGATTTCAAGTGTGTGTAAGTTGTTCATTGTTTGATGCTTTTGGTAAAGATTGTTTAGCTCCAGGAACTCAACCATGTTGTTCAGATTGTGGTTGTAGTTTAGCTTTTAAAGTTAGATCTTTATCATCTGAGTGCCCAAAAGGTTTTTGGAAAGCTTATGTTGATGAGGAAACAGAAATAAAAATAAACCAACAAATAGAAGAAAATGCACAATAAAGAATTAATAAATGATGACACAGATGTTACAGCTGAATTAGTTGTAGTATGGTGTACAACAGATACACATAACTTAATAACTGAATGTCATGGCAGTAGTATTTAAAGAAGAAGGACATGTTTATGAGAGCATTGACCAAGATAATATAACTTGGACAAGCGTAACAGGTCTTGTAGGTAAATTTAAACCTAAGTTTGATAGAGATGGTCAAGCATTAAAATCATCAAAAAATAAAAGATCTAAGTGGTATGGTATGAAACCAAAAGATATCATAGCTGCTTGGGATGGTGAAACACAAAGAGCTATTAACCTAGGTAATTTTTATCATAATCAAAGAGAAGCTGATATGATGGAATTTAAAACTATAGAAAGATATGGTACAGAGGTACCTATAATAAAACCTATAGTAGATAATAATGGTATAAAGATAGCACCTAAACAAAAACTAGAAGAAGGAGTATATCCTGAGCATTTAGTTTATTTAAAATCTGTAGGTATATGTGGTCAAGCTGATTTAGTAGAGATAGTAAATGGCTATATAAATATTACAGATTATAAGACAAATAAAGAAATAAAAGAAAAAGGATTTACTAATTGGGAAGGTATAACAAATAAAATGTTTAGACCTGTAAACCATTTAGATGATTGTAATTTAAACCATTATAACTTACAACTCAGTATTTATGCGTATATTATTAAAAAGCATAACCCTAAACTTAAGATAGGTAAACTAGTTATTCAACATGTTAAGTTTAAACAAATAGGAGAAGATAAAAATGGATATCCCATTAATGAACATGTTGATGGTGAACCAGTATTAGAAGAAATAAAAATGTATGAACTACCATATCTAAAAGATGAAGTAAGATCATTGATGATGTGGAAAAAAGATAACCAATGAAATTAAAAGAATTTACAGCAGCTGTGCCAATACAGTCATCAACATCAAAAATACCAACTGACTTTCAGTTCTATATGACAAAGGTAACTATAGATCTTAATGATGTAGCATACTTTAAACAGTACTTTCATTATGGAAGAGAAGCTTTCCAAGATGACTATACTGAAGTATTAATGAAAGGTGCAGAAAAACCTATAGTATTGCACATAGGTTATGAAGAATTTAAAAGTGAGATAGCATGATAGTAAGATTATTTGATGTACAAAATCAAACATTAGTAGTAACAGAGCATTGTTATGCATTACCATTCTTAAAGAAGATAATGGATAAATACCCTGATACATATATGCAGGTATATCAATATGTATTTTATATGACATGTCCTGATCCAGACATCAACCCATTCTTTAATTTACCTGAACATGAAAAGGAAGATATAATTATAGAAGAAATAAATTTAGAAGAATCACCAGAGGATGGACCAATAAGATATGCTATGGACATGTGTAAAAAACTATATGAAACACCAACATATAGAGCATATGTAGGTATTAAATCTATGTTAGATAGATTAGCTAAGTATATGGAAGTTACAGCTATAGAGCATGGTAGAGATGGTAATATGAATTCTATGATCAATGCTGCAGCTAAGTTTGAGCAAATCAGACAATCTTACAAAGGTGCATTTTTAGATATGAAGCAAGAACAAGAAAGCTCTGTGCGTGGTGGTGCAGGATTAGCTTATGACCAATTATAAAAATTAAATCAACAAATATGGCTAGAAAAGTAATACCGGTAGGTAATAAACTATTATTAAAAAAAACTAAACAAGCAACAAAAACTGCAGGAGGAATTATTATTCCTGAAATAGCACAAAAGAAAGAATACAAAGGAACTGTTGTAGGAATAGGTGCTGAAGTAAAAGAAATAAAAGTTGGAGATATAGTTCAATATGCTGATTATGCAATGCCAACACCAATGGAACATGAAGGAGAAGAACATTTATTAGTTCAAGCTGGTGATGTATTTGCAATAATTAGAGATGAGTAGAATTATACCTACATATGATAATAACAAATGGACAACTACTGAATTTAAAAATGATTTAGAATTCAGAGAGTTTATTGAGTCTATCTTTAGTGAACCTGGAGAATATGGGTTTACTGAAATGGCTTATAAATTCAATGAAGAAGCTAAAAGATTTAATAAAGAAGGAGTATACTGCACAAGTCCATTTAGATCCAAAGATTTTACTACATATTGGAATGACCAAAAAGATAAATGTAGGAATGGTGTTATATATATTGATAAGGACAAGACCTGGTATATAACTAGAGATTATTATATGTGGCTTAACTTTCTTCCTATATTTGATAAAGAAGAAAAAAAGTATGGGTTTGCAAAAGTAAGAGATGCACAATACCATATGGCATTATATGAATGGTTAGCTGAGTTAAATAATCAGCATGCTGCTATACTTAAAAAACGTCAGATAGCATCATCATATTTTCATATGGCTAAGATAATTAATACTTACTGGTTTGAAGAAGGTAGTACATGTAAAATTGGTGCATCATTAAAAGACTTTATTAATGACAAAGGATCTTGGAAGTTTTTAGAAGAATATAAGATTTTTTTAAATGAACATACTGCATGGTATAGACCAAGTAACCCAGAAAAAGTTTTACTATGGCAACAACAGATAGAAGTTAAAGTTGGTAATAGAAAAACAGCTAGAGGATTAAAATCTAAAATACAAGGTGGATCCTTTGAAAAGAACGCTACAACTGGAGTTGGTGGACCTTGTACTTATTTCTTTCATGAAGAGGCAGGAATTGCTCCTAAAATGGCTGAGACGTATGAATACTTACGTCCTGCAATGTCATCTGGAATGATGACTACAGGTATGTTTATAGCAGCAGGATCAGTGGGAGATTTAGATCAGTGCAAGCCATTGAAAGATATGATACTAAATCCTGAATCAAATGATATATATGCTGTAGAGACAGACTTAATGGATGCTGACGGAACAATTGCTAAAGCAGGTTTATTTATACCAGAGCAATGGTCTATGCCTCCATACATAGATGCTTTTGGTAATTCACAAATAGAAGAAGCAAAAGAAGCAATAATAAAAGAAAGAGAAAGATGGAAGTCAGAACTAAATGGTGAGCAATATCAGTTAAGGATATCTCAGAAACCAATGAATATTTCAGAAGCTTTTGCATATAGAAAAGCATCTATATTTCCACAAGGTATACTAAGTAAGCAACTAAAAAAGGTAGAAGAAAAAGAATACCCATATGAGCTTATTGAGTTAGAGAGAGAACAAGAAGGTATTATAGCAAAGAGAACTAAAAAACTTCCTATTAGTGAGTTCCCTGTAAATAAGAAGCAACATGATAAGACAGGTACTATTGTAGTATGGGAAAGACCAGCAAGTAAGAAACCAGAATTTGGTGCATACTATGCATCTATTGACCCTGTATCAGAGGGAAAGACAACAACATCAGATTCATTATGTAGCATATTTGTATATAAGAATGCAGTAGAAGTAATTAGAACAACAGAAGCAGGTGACACTGAACAAGATAAAATAGTAGCAGCTTGGTGTGGTAGGTTTGATGATATAAATAAAACACATGAGAGATTAGAATTATTAATAGAATGGTATAATGCATGGACACTTGTTGAAAATAACATATCATTATTTATACAACATATGATTGCAAGGAAAAAACAAAGATACCTTGTACCAAAACAACAGATATTATTTTTAAAAGATTTGGGATCTAATAGAACTGTATATCAAGAGTATGGTTGGAAGAATACAGGAACACTGTTTAAGAGTCATCTTATATCATATGCAATAGAATTTATAAGAGAAGTAATTGATGAAGATTTAGATGATAGTGGTAATGTAATGAATCAAACTTTAGGAGTAGAAAGAATACCAGATCCTATGTTATTAAAAGAAATGTTAGCTTACTATCCAGGACTAAACGTGGATAGACTAGTTGCCTTTGGTGCTTTAATTGCATTTGCTAAAATTCAACAATCTAATAGAGGATACTCTAAAAGACGTGAATCTGAGTCTAATTCCTTGGTTAATCCAAATAAAATAAGTAAATTAAAGTATAGTCCGTTCAAAAATATAGGACGTGGAAAAAGCAGTCAACTAAGGAAAATTAGGAGATCTGGTTTTAAGAATTATAAATAAAATATCAAAGAATGAGAGTATTAAATGCAATGCAACTTAAAAATGGGGCAAAAGCAGAAAGTGGGCCTACGTTTTCAAGCTTAACTCAACCTACTCAATTTTTACCTTTTTCTAAAAAAACTGATGACTGGGCTGCCTGGAATTTAGATTGGTTAGAATTACAAGGTATAGAGTTCTTACGTTTAAATGCAAGAAGACTTCTTAAGAATTATAAACTTGCAAAAGGTATTATTGATAAAACAGATTATATTGTTGAACCAGACAATGACTATAAAGACTTAATGGATGTATTAACTCAAGAAAATGATTCTGCATTAGAGCTTAAGTTTTATCCTATCATTCCAAATGTTGTTAATGTTCTTACAGGTGAGTTTGCAAAAAGATATTCTAAAGTACAATTCAGGGCTGTAGATGATACATCTTACAATGAGATGTTGGAACAAAAAAGAATGCAAGTAGAACAAGCTTTATTAGCTGATGCTGAAAAAAATCTTTTAATGAAGATGATGGAGATGGGTATGGATCCTGGATCAGAAGAAGCACAAAAAAGTTTAGCTCCAGAAAATATTAAGACTTTACCAGAGATAGAAGACTTTTTTAGTAAGTCATACAGAAGCATGGTAGAAGAGTGGGCTACTCATCAAATGAATGTGGATGAAGAAAGATTCCATATGCAAGAGTTAGAAGAAAGAGGATTCCGTGATATGCTTATATGTGATAGAGAGTTCTGGCATTTCCGTATGTTAGAAGATGACTATGATGTAGAGTTATGG